TAGCACCTTCATCTGCTCCTCTCATAGCATTATTACCAATAACAATGTTATGAGATTCTCCGCCATCCATAGCTAAAGCTGTATTTTCTCCCACAATAGTGTTATTACTACCAGCTTGACTTGGAGATGCACTTTTACCAAATATAGTATTATTAGAACCACTATCATTATTACTTAGTGAGATTCGTGAGTTGTCATCAAGAACTAATCTTGCAGTATTTCCGCCAGTTGAAAAGTATATATCTGCTTGAGACCTCATAATTGTAGCATAAGCAGTTGAACCACTAATAAAATTGCCACCGCTACTACTTTCTGTTCCAAAAAATCCTCTAACTGAACTTGTTCCAGTTTTTAATGCTATACTATTTGCACCATTACCACTTTGTATAACGTTTAATGTAGTGTCTAATGTTACATCACCAGCAAATGTGGTGTTACCTGAACTGTCAATTGTCATTCTTGGACTCGCTAAAGCATCTGCTCCAGCATTACTTTGTGTAAAGAAATCTATTCTACTAGCGTGATAAGTAGGAGTGCCTGTATCCCAAGTAGCATCTGCATTAAATTCTATCTTAGCTCCAGTATAGGGAGGACTACCACCTGAATCACTTGCTTGTCCTATTATAGTTCCAAATGTATCATCTGCAACAATTGATGTATCTGGTGACCAAAGATTAATAGTGGCTGGATTGTCGTTACCTTGTACGCTTTTAATAATTACATCACCATTAAAATAATTACCAGTTATTTGGCTATCTCCAATAGTAACTGTATCTGTTCCATGACCAGTTACTTCTGAACCAATTACTATTTCATTATTAGCGTTTGTTGCATTACTTCGTGCATAATATCCTATATAAACACCATTTCCAGTTGTAGTATTTGTAACTCCGTTCCCTGTTCCAGCAAGTGTTCCTATAGCTACATTGTCTCGACTATCTGTAAGTGTATTTCCACTTCTATCTCCAATTAATATATTTGAAATAGAAACAGTACTCGCCGTACCTGATGAATTACCAATCATAACATTAGAATCTGCATTTATACTATTTATGTTTTTTCCAGTATCTAATCCGATAAAAACATTTTTATCACCAAAATCATCTCCATCTACTCCACCAGCACTAGTTCCTATAGCAACATTGTTATCACCTCTAGTTCTTAATTTAGCTGAGTCCTTACCGATGAATACATTCCCACCATAATCAGCCATAGCAGTTCCAGCGTTAGAACCAATTGCAACATTAATTTTATTTACACTATCACCAAGAAAAGCACTACCAGCGTTTGTTCCGAAGGCAAAACTCTCTCCAGTAGATTTTGATTCAGGAAGATTAGATGCAGTAATATTGCCAGAAAATGTAGTGTTACCATTTCTTAAGATATTAATTAAATCAGTACTAAAGTGTTGAAATTTAAAAGCACTATTTGTAAGAGTTGCAAATGTAGAGTTATTATTTTCTCTTACATTAAAAATCATATCACCACTAGTGTTTCCATCTGCCCCACTCCCCATAAGATGTAAAGCAGTAGTGTTTGATGTTTGCCTACCTGAAATTGCACCTTGAAGAGTTGAACTTGGAGAACCTATACTAACTGAACCAGTAGGAGCAGTAGTAACATCTAAAGCATTTGTAGTTTGCACGACTAAGGCTGATGTTGGAGAAACAGTTCCTATGCCTACACGACCAGAAGAATCTATTCTCATTCTTTCTAAAAAAGTAGTTCCGTAAGTATTTCCTGAAGCTGAACTGTGAGTAAAAAATTGTAGCTCACCTCTATGCCCACCTAGAGTTGGTCTTTCTGCTCTTATACCAGCAATTATTACATCTTCATTGTGAAATTCAAGCATACCGCCTCGATTAGCAGAATAACTATCATCACCAGTTTCAATTGTAATACCTTTGCCAAATTCAGCAGTTCCGTTGCCAACATCTAAATGTAATGAGTTAGTTGGGGTTTTATTTATACCAACTCGTGAATTAGTAGTATCAACAACAAAGACATCTCCACCATCACCATTCTTACGAACTAATAAAGCCTCTGTATTGGTTACATCAATTACTTGTGTACCTTGTATTATCTCATCAAATGATAGTGAACCACCTCCATTGACTTGCAGGTCTCCTGTGATTGTAATATCACCATCTATTGTTCCTCCATTACCAAAGTCCTCAGTAATAGATTTTATCATAGAACTCTGCATTTAGCACTCCACCAATCTAACTGCACCAGTAGTTGTACTAGTAGAATTGTAATTAAAATAAATTGTGTTTCCTAGTCCTCTAGGAACTGTAATAAATACCATTGTGTTCTTTGGAATAATTAAGTCATTACTAGCATTAACATTGGTTTCTGATGTAGTGAAATTAAAATAAATCTCTACTGCACTATAAATACCTAGTGTACCTGTATTACCTAATAATGATTTATGAATTGTATTAGCGACATCTGCTGAACTTCCAGCAGTTCCAACACTTGCAACTGTCCAACCTCCACCAGTTGTTGTGTTTAATGCTTCTTGTACTGAATATGTGTGTAAATCTGCCATTTTTACTTCCTCTCTAAGCTAATGACTAAGCGTGAATGAGTCGTTAGTCTGTTTATTTTTTCTTTTTAGTCACTTTCTTCGCAACTTTCTTTACTACTTTTTTAATAGATTCTTTTTTAGAAGGTTTTTTATAGGGTTCATGGTTGTTTTCACCTACTACCCTTACATAACCTTGACTTTTTAATTCTTGTAGTTTTTCAGGATGTTTTTCCAAGACACTATTTTCAAGTCTTTCCATTCTTCCTATCTTTTTCGATAACCAATATTGCATAAAAATCTCCATTAAACTAGGGGAGTCAGCGCCAACCCACTCCCCTAGATTTCATTTGTCAACCTATGTGCTAGTCTACGTTAGTAAACTTAACACCTTTGATATTGTCACTATCATCTAAAAGCTTTACGCCATAGACTAAATCAGAGACAATTTTTGTTCCAAGAGCATCAATAGAATACTCTGACTGAGTTCTGACTTCTTGCTGAACTGCACAAACCGCGGCACTTTTATGGAAAACTGCACCAGCTATTGTTGAACTTGTTCCAGCAGTTGAAACAGTATTACTCATATAGACATCAATGCCATATAATGAGCCGACCATTCCTGACCTTAGTCCTCTGTTACCTTCTCCGACTGCATCATTTCTGATGAAATACTGAGCGATACCAGCACTAGGATTAAGGATGTCTGCAAATAGAGTTGGATTTACAACCATAGCACACTCACCATCCATGTAAGGAACATCATTTTCACCTAGTGTAGCTAATACACTTTCAAAGACTGCGGCGGTTAAAGTATCATCAGCAGATAGAGCCTGAGACTGGTTTAAACCATCTAATTCAGACCAAATGTCAGCATCTAATTGACGAGCAAGAGCCTCACCCATCATTCTAGTGTACTTTTCTACTAAATCTGCTTCACTTTGTATGATTGTCAAATCTTCAAAAAGCTTACCAATGTACTTATGTTTGTTAAGCGACAACTGAGTTTCTGTAGTTGCAGTTGCATCATAAGACACATCAGAACCAGCAGACTTATCAGCCGCACTTGCTAATGATATTTCAGGAACATGAACAACATCTCCAAACCCTTTAGCACCTACTAAAGCTGAATAGTCTTCAATTAATCCTCTGAATATTGTCTTTCTCTCGAAAAACTTATAAATCCCCTCTGACCAAATCTCAGGTATGAAATGTTGGTCAGTTGAATTTGTGGTTGCACTACCTTGATAATGTTTTGCCATTTTTAAAACCTCTTATTATTATCTCTTGACATAACTCTGTAAGATACTACCCCAATTTGCTCTTCTTTCTTCTGCACTCATGCTAGTCCAATCTTTAGGACTTGGATTTACACTTTTAGCTGGAGTATTGCTTGTAGGAGCTACCTCTTGAGATTGATTATTAATTTTATCAGTTATAACTCTAAGCTGAGCAACACTTAAACCCTTAAATGTTTCTCTTTCTTCTTCACTTAGAATATTTAGCAAGTCTTCTTTATAGGCTTCTTCGGCTTCTTTTAACCTTTGGTAATCATCCTTAATACTGTTTAATTCTGATTCTCTTTTAGTTGCCAATTCTTCCCACTTATTGTTTTTAGCTAATCTTTCCTCTTCTTGTTTTTCAAGTTTAGATTTTAAATCAGATAATTCAGACTCTGCTAGTTGTGCCCTACTTCTATACTTCTTGCTTTCTGCTATGTAACTAGTGACATCAGGCGTTTCATTAGTTTCATTCTGACTGTTAGGAGTCACCTCTTGTACATTATCTTGTACTGCTTCTGTTGTAGTTTCAGACATTCTGTCTTCCTCTTTTAGTTAATTAAATTTAATCATGTACCTATGTTTAATAAAAGTCCTAGAATCAAATTACTTTGTAGGTCTATTCTCTTTCATAAAGTCTTCTATGGTTTGAAACCTTATTCCATTGTCTCCTTTAAATTCCTTTTTATGGTCATGAAATCCAGTAAAAATTTCTCTAGGAATACCTTTAGGAAAAGCTTTACACTTAAATTCTTCTATATACTGAACACATATATTACATTGAGTAGACCTAGGCATTAGTTAAGCTCCTTTGACGTTAAATATCTATCTAAATAATCTTGAATTATTTCAGGTAATTTTTGACCATTTACATACATGGCAAAAGACTCAGCAAATAATTCATAATGGTCAGATGATGCATATTCAGAAATTTTATAAATCAATCCCTGTTTTTTAGACTTTCTATAAATACTTATCCATTCTTTGTTCCATTTGTCTGCAACTTCTGTAGAAACACTTTTTCTTCTGTATCTAGACCTATTTAATTTTCCAGTATATTGGTCATGAATCATATGTCCAATTTCATGGTCTATAACGCTACCATATAATTTTTTCTTATTGTAATAATTCCAATATTTATACTTTTGCTTTGACTTTAAAGTCTTTTTTAAATCAATAATTCTACTTGTATTCCATTGTACCATTCTTTTTTCAACATAAGATAATTCCTTAAAAGGTTTAGAAAGTAAAGGTTTTAAATCATCTTCAAGCTCTTTAATCCATTTTTTATATTTAGATGTAAATTCAATGACATCATCTCTGTAAGCTTGTTGCATACCCTTTTTATTAAAATACTTTTTATTAATACTTAGAGTACCCCCACTAGCACTAGCCATAGCACTTCCTCTATTAAAGTAAATTTTTTCTAATTTACTTAATTTGTATTTTTCAAAATTTCTTGATAATGACTTAGTAATTTCATTCATTATTTTAATATCTATTGTTGATGATATATTAACCTCATCTGCAATATTTGACTTTAACCATTCTATAGAGTCTTTAGATGTCTTGTGTTTACCAGCCATTTTAAAAGCAGTAATAGGCAAAACCTTTTTAGTGATTATAGGTTCTTTAATGTTCTCACCCTTATAGTTCATAGGTACTAACTGGCATCTGCAATTAGTTTGACATATAGAAAACCCTGAACGAGGAAGTCCAACAGTTCTAAAATATTCCATAGTACCAGTTTGACCATGCCTGTCTTCACAATCTTCACAAACTCTTTTATCTGATATACCAACCCATTGGAACTCTTCTACTGATGAATCTTGATAAACCTTCTGACTTGCAATATTAGAACTATACCCTACACCATTTTTAGTTGTACTTTTAATAGCGTTTCTATATGAACCAAATATCCTACCACCATTATTAAGGTCATTCATCAAGACTGATTTAATTTGATTGACATCCATCCCACTTAACTTCATTTGGGATATAGACTCTTCTAGGGTAATTGTAGACTTAGCAACAGAATTACTAAGTAAGGAAGACATAGTTATAAGTAGGTCTTGAGGTTCAGACATTTCTTAATATCTTATCTATCTTTAGTTCTATCATTTTAATGGCTCTTTTCTCAGCTTTTTTAGTAATACCAAACCATTCTCTTTTAGGTAAATTAGTTGAGGGATTGCCTTGTTGATGAAATGAACCTATATCTGCATTAGTCACACCACCTTTCCTTTTCTGTTTCTTGCCTGGGTGTAATGTAACTAATTGTTTTACTTTACTTGCTTTGTTTAGAATAAGGTTTCTCATCTTACCAGTATCTACTAATATTTGGTCATGTCCTTTTCTTTTAATGGTAGAATCTTTTAGTTTCTGCATCCTACCATTCACACCCATACCTCTTTCTAGTCTTTGAAAATGGTCTTCTCTTACTATCCTACCAGCATCATTAAGTTCTTTAGTGAGGTCTAACTTTAACTTTTTAAGGTCAAAGTTCATCTCTATTTTAGGTTTCATGACTCTTCTATAATCTTATGTGCAAACTTAGTACCTAATTGACCAGCTTTCTCTATCTCGTCTATGTGTTCTTTAAGAAAAGCATCTCCTAATGATAGTAAATAACCTTCAGGGTCTTTTAATAATTCATCTAAATCAATAGCACCTAGTAGATTATCAGCGTTCTCTTCTATTACAGATTCTAACTTGTCTAGGTCTTCCATATACTTACGAATTAATTGTGCCAAGTTTTCTCAATCCCTCAAAGGTTGGTTGTGTAGGTTGTGTAGCTTCTACTGTTGCTCTTTGTTCTTCTCTTACCTCTCCTAACTTCTCATCTAACTCAGAATCAGTCATGTCAGGATTAAAGTATAATAGTAAGTCTTTCTGAGTCATTATCCCATTTTTAATCTTCCAATCTAACCAGTTTCTTTCCTCCTGTGGTGACATTGGAAAACTGACCTCCCCAAAGTCAACTGCATAGTCTTCAGATAAATTAGTTACATTATGTGCCTCTAAAATCCTTCTATCTATTTCATATCTTGAATGTTCCCACTCTCTAAAGACTCCTTCATCTGACTTTCTAGATTCAAGGTTTTCAATCTCCATAATTCTTAATGCTTCTCCACTAGGTACATTACCACCTGACTCACCCCATCTAATTCTTAACTGATTGTTCTCAGCTACTTGATTAGCCATAGCCTTCACACCTTCTATCATTTCTGTCAAACTACCACTAGGTGACTTATAATCAAAGGATGCACCTTCAGGTATTATAATTGCATTGTCAATTCCAGCCTTTAACCTTGATTGACCTTCATCTATTCCTGTGAATACTGGTTGACCTAACTTTGACCTTATTCCTAGAGCTACTTCAGTCATGGCTATTGCTAAATGTAAAGAAACTCTAGTGACATCATAAGAACTAGAAGAGAACTCAACTCTACTGATAGGGTTAATTTTATAAGGGTTTATCATGTCTTCAGACATAGCAAATCTTTCACCTTTTTGATTGAACTCAAAGTGCATACCTTGGACACCATCTCTTTCCTCAGACCAAAAAACAAACCTTTTATGATTGTCATGACTCTCTATTTCATATGAATACCCATAAGGCTCACTATCTGAAGTGTGATAATACTCCTGTACCATTGGGAGAACTTCATACTCTAATCTCTGTTTTCTTTCATTGTACTTAGACTTCATCCAACAATGTCCTAGTAACCAAGATAACTCAGCAAATTCCTTAGTCTTAGAATCTAATTTAAAAGATATATCATCATACATCTCATTTCTTTCACCACCTATAAATCTTTTAGGAGGTTCTTTGTATAACATCATCCTAGCACGAGCAAAACGAGGAACACAAGATGTTATATAAGGAGGAACTTGACTAAGACTCTCAGATGCAAACCATTGTTCTAGGTGTGTGTCTAGGTTCTGATTATAATAAAAATCTAAACTCTCTAGTACATAAGTATCCTCATTATCAATATAGTTTTCATGAGCATTAATAACACTCTGCATAACTACCATTTCAGAAAGTTCAGGGATGACCACTCTATTTACACTTCTTCCAAAATTATACATCTTCCATATTCCTCTTTATTTGTTAGTTCTCCCCAACTTTTATTATTATTACCAACTCCTAGTTGTTGCAAAAGCTTTTCTAATAGGAAACTTATATGCCAACCCATAAGAACAGGCGTCTAAAGCGTGAGTAAGGTTCATATCTGACTTATCTAGTCCACCTCTTCTATCTCTTTGACATTGTTCTAGGTCTTTAATTAAATGAACACATGAGGGGTCAACAGTCATACTTATATTACCTTCAGCGTCTTTTAGTTTTCTATTTAAAATATTTAATCTATCTATATGACTAGGATGAGACTTCTTTGCTCTAATTAAAAACCCATGTTCAGCTAATATATCATGGTCACTTCTTCTAGATGTTGTAGACCTATTCCTACCAGCTGGGTCAGGATAACACTCAATGTTAGGTGCAATCTTCTTCATCTCTATTGCAAGTTCTTCAGTATTACTATTCTTTAGTCTTATCTCATCAAAATAATGTACTGTTCCATCTGAATACTCTGTTGCTAATGTAGCCGTATTAAAATCTACATTGTGGTCTACTCCCCACCATAACTTATTAGATAGTTCATCAGCTTTTACTACATGAGTTTCCCTATCAAAGTTCCATGCGGCTCTATTACCAGTTGATTCAAAAGAACCTTCAAACTCTTGTCTAAATATAGACTCATCCATTGTTCTCTTTGCTCTTTCTATCTCTTCTTTAGGTACAAACCCACCATCTATAGTTTTAAACTGCCAACTACTCCAGTCATCTTCTGATTGACCTTTAGAGTATAGGTCATACATAATATCATACCCACTAGGAGTTCCGATAAATAAGACTTCTCCTTTAGTGGTTGCTAACATAGGCATAATGATTTCCTCCCACACATGAGGTTTAATATAAGCCATTTCATCCATTACACATTTTGTTAGTGATACACCTCTTAAATTGTTCTCATTATCAGCACCCTTAACTGATAACTCTGCACCATTCTCAAAGATAACAGACATCTCAGTTTCATTTAACTTTGCACCAGTAAAGTTCCCAAACATTCTCCTGAGTATAGGAAATACTATCATGCGACCTTGTCTGTAGGTAGGAGTAACATAGAATCTTCTTTCATCAGCTTTGAAAGGGTCTTTTAGTAAATACATTAAACTTAATATGGTCTTACCCCATCTACGCCCAGCTACAATTACTTTAAACCTAGATTTATTATTTAGGATTTTTCTACGAGTCTTATTAACAGTCCACTCAATCATCTTCTATCACCATGACTTGAATAGGTTCTGACTTGGTTGTTCTTTCTTGTCTTTCTAATGCTTTACCTTCTAGTCTTTCAATAATAAACTGCATAGCTCTAAGGTCGCCTCTTTCAGCTAACTGAAACAATTTAGATACTATGACCTCTCTTCTTTCCTTATCACCATTCTTCTTAAAACTAAAGTCTTTAATTAAATCAGTATAGGCGTTTCTTCTCCCATTAGGATTTCCTGATTGTCCTTTCTTCCATCTATTTCCTAATTTATTACCCTTAGCAAACTTCCCATCAGGTCGTTTGTTCTCTGTTTGTTTTTTAGGCATTAATCTATCTCCACTAGACCCATCATAAATGCTTTGTTTAATTTCATTATTAGCTCAGCGATTTTATGAGAGTCTATTTCAAAGACATCAAATTCTAGTCTGTAGTTTCCTGTAGTCTTTAAATTGCGAATCCCTACCAATTCAGTAGTTATTGCAATACCTTCCTTACTTTTTTCTTTTGACAATTTTCTTAGTCATCTTTCGTTTCTTCTTTGGTTTCGCTTTACCAAAGCCGTAACCTTTACCTTTAGGCATAAGATACTCCTTGTTGTTATTGGGTCTAATTTATATCATTTAGGAGGTTTAATAAAATACCTAAAACTATATTAAGGTTTGTAATTAAATGAGGAATATGAGGAATCCTTAAATTCCCTTATATAGTTTCCAGTACGAGAAAAGGGGATAGTATAGTAAAGTATAATAAAAGAAAGTAGAGTAAACAAAAAAAGCCTTGATTTCTCAAGGCTCTTTTCTTTTAGGTTTATGTTAGTGTTATTTTATATCAAGTCCAAATTTTCCAATTCTATTGACACTCTTAAGGTTTTTACTGTATTCCTTAACCACATCCCTTATTTCCTCTTTATATTCTTTCATAACTTTTTCTAATAAGTTTACTTCATATTCAGGAACTGTATAAATTCCATTTGATTGTGTAGCTACTAATTGAACTCCTCCAACACCATTCCAACAAATAGAAAGATTTTTTCCTTTTCCAACTGTATCAGTTTTAGTGACAGATATAAACTCTAAGTCAAACATAAACCAATCACTTCTGTCCATACCGCTAGAAATTTTAAAGTTATGTTCATTGTCTGCTGATATGTTTAGGTTTTTAATATACTTCATGTTACTACTCCTTTTTTTTTATTCTTTGCACCCAAAAAGCCCCTTATATGAAGGGGCTAGTTTTGGTTTGATTATTATTTATTAGATATTTAGGCAAAAGTTTTTAAAATCAAGATATTTAGATTTAATAGAAACCCAATTAGCAGTTGCCTTATTATTTCTGTCTAATCTTTCTGCTTTTCCAACTTTCACTATGCCTTTTTGTTGTAAGCTTGTCATTATCCCTCTAGCAACTTTCATATCATAACCATATTCTTTACAAACCCAATTAGCAACCCAAGAATCTTCTTCATTATGAATATCTGTTTGGAACTCTGCAAAATCGCTATCTAATAAGCTATTTAAGAAATCCTTTTCTAGTTCTGTTATTGTTGTTACCACATTTAACTCCTATTTTGTTTTTTATTCTTCATACCCAAAAAGCCCCATTTAAGGGGCTGATTGGTTTCTTGATTTTGTATTAGATATTTAGGCTCGGATATTTTTTATTAAAAATATTTATTCCCGCAACTTCTTTAGCCTGTTTTAAAGAATCAAATAGCCCTACAAAACCATCCCTACTAGGATGAGGTTGCTCATCTATATTTTCTTTATATATTCCTAACTTCCAAACACCATTTAGCTTTGCTATAACTATGTCTACATCAACATCTTCAACATATGCCATATAACAAGGGTAAAAATAATTCATCCTTTTATATTTTATTTTAAACATCTTAGAACTCCTTTTTTGATTAATATTCTTAAAAGAATATAACCAATAAATTCTAAATGTCAAACACTTATCTAAGGGTTACCTAAGGGTTAGTTAAAATAGTTCTCTTTGAACAAATCTCTTCTCTGCTATTTTAATAAATTCAGGGTTTAGTTCTATACCTAGCCATTCTCTACCAAGTCTTTGAGCAACCCAACCAGTAGTTCCTGAACCAAAAAAAGGGTCTAAAACTATATCTCCTTTCTTACTACCAGCCTTTATACATAATTCAGGTAATTTCTCAGGAAAGGTTGCAAAGTGAGCCTCTTTGTATGCTTTTACATTAATAGACCATACTGACCTTTTGTTTGCTCCTACTTCTTCACCATAATTAGGTTTGTCTCTTATTGCATCTGAGTCATAATAGTATTTAGGTGATTTGCTTAGTAAAAATATATATTCATGTGCTTTTGTGCATCTATCTTTGACAGATTCAGGCATAGGATTAGGTTTGTGCCAAATTATATCTTGTCTTAAATACCATCCATCCTGTTGAAGTGCTATTGCAACACGCCAAGGGATACCAATAAGGTCTTTTGACTTAAAACCTTTTGGCACTTTTTGAGAACCACCCAATTTACCAATGTTAGTTTTTTGTTTTTTAGAATACTTACTTACTCTGTCTCCTTTGGATTGATTTGAAGCGTAACTATCCCCAAGATTTAACCATAGTGTTCCATCGTCTCTTAATACTTTCTTAACTCCTCTAAATACCTTAACCATGTTTTCTATAAACTCTTCAGGTGTTTCTTCTAATCCTAATTGAGAATCTTTTCTAATAGCACCACACTTTTTACATTTAGACTTATATTGAATAGATTTTCCTTCTACTTCTTTTTTAGTAGTTTCTTTTTTATGGTCTCTAATACCAGTATTACCACTAAAAGGAATTTTTTCTATATGGTCACACTTTTTATCTCCTTGTTTCCATTCAGCAGTTCCATAATCTCTTAATCCCCAATAAGGAGGACTAGTTACAACACATTGAACTGACTTTTCTTCAATGTCTTTTATTCTATCTAATACATTTCCTTGCAGAATGCTTTTCATTTATTACTCCTATTTAGTTTTTCGCATTTTGGACATTTCTTTTTCTCCTTTCCTATCTTTGGAATAATGTCTTTTGGGTAAATTCTTAACAAACTTTTATCTACCCAATGAGGAACTGGACTCCAAAGATGTTCGCAAGAAGTACAGAATTTCATTATATCATCATGTCTGTACTTCCTATGTTCATGTCTTACTTGATTTAATTGAGGTGTGTATCTCCTAATATCAGTTTTTTCTAATATATAGTCAATGATATGTAATTTATCATCCTTATGCATGATTCTGTTCAGGTGTATAGTCTACCCTACAACAATTACTTCCCTCTTTTAGTTGCCATTTATCATTAGGCATTTCTCTTTTACCACACTTAGAGCAATATGCTTTGTATAATCCAGTAGGAGTCTTTTTAAAAGAAGCTTCAAAGGGAACTTTTTCTTCTTTTTGTATGTTCCATTCTTTTTCATTATTAACCCATTTTGCAAGTCTTCTTTTAATATCAAATGTCTTCTGCATTTCAAACTTCATCTTAGTACCATTCATATTAGACTCAGTCCAATAATCTATAAACCCATCAATTGTACTTTCTTTGACATTTTTTAAGTCTTTACCAATACGAAAAGATTTAACTCTAAATTCAGATTCTCTTATTTCTTTAGTTTTTACTTTTTCTTTAACCTTAACCTTATCTTTATCTTTATCTTTAATGGTATCAATTTTATTTGATACCCTTAGTGAACCCTTAATTTTTAAATGTTTTTCATTCAGTCTTTTTAAAACACTCATGTGAGGTTTGGAATGTTCTTTAAGTTCTCCATATTGAAAGTCAATAAAAGATGGAATAAAAAACTGCTCTTCTCCACTTATAAACTCCATCTTTTCTTTTATAACATCAGGTAAATCTTTATATATTATTGGTTCGCCTATAATAAATTCAGCTAGTTCCCAATCAGCATCCCAAATTCCAGCATGGTCACATTTACCTAGTAAATAAACCCAAAATAATTTATATTTAGTTGGCAACTTTCTGAACCAAGCCTTATCCCAAATTTTAGTATCTATAAATCTTTTAGCCATTTTCATTCTCCTCTAGTTTAAATGGTTTTTTAAAATCCTCTAAGCCAATATCTAAATGATAAGGGTTGCAACTCTTACAAGAATGAACCAACTCTGCATATCCTTGAATTACTAAATTCATAGCTTTTATTGTTGAGTTTAAATTATAAGTACCAACATGACCTATGTTACTTCTCCAACCATCTGATGTTGGATATTTTTTTAAAAACTTAATTATCATTTAGTTCTCCTATTTGTTTTTTTAATTCGCTTTGTATTTCTTTAAAATCCCAAAGTGTTTTATTTATCGTATTTGACTGTTTTTTTAATCTGTTTAACCTTACCCTCCCTAATGTCTTTTCAGCCCATTTATGAGCCTCTATAGGATGT